CCATCCTTCATGTGCTTGGTGAGTGTGTTGCTGTGGCTACCGATGGGGTTCATGGCTTGTTGTAGATAGAGGATGACCTCTTGGAAGAACTGCTTCGGGCTAGGCTGTAGCAAGATGCTACCCTCGTCGAAGTTGAGTAGTTTGTTCCCATTCAGCAGGCCGGGCACCTCTTCTGTGTAGTAGTTCCCATCCTCATCTTTGTGAGTCTTGAACGAACCAATCAGACCAGCGTCAGTCCCAGAGGTGAAGATGTCAGCATCAATGCCTGCGTGCCTAGCAATCTCACCAATAAACTCCCACGCTATCGACTTACCAGAACGAGTGGGTTGAATCCAGAACACATGGAACCTAGGGTCTAGGTAACTAGCCCAGACTGGTATTCGTATGTAGTCAGCGACTGCTTGTCCTTGTAGAAAGAAGAAGGACAGGATTGCTGGTGTCTCATTGAAGAACGATGTCTTCCTGTATCTCTCTACGTAATGTCTCAGTATAGGGTACTTCTGTACGGCGGTATAATCTTCCCAAGTTCTTGCCATACCACCTCGTACATTGACCAGTCTATAAACAAATCTATGCTATCGGAAAAGAATAACGTAAGAATCTCAAGAAGAACGGCGCTCGATTCGCACCGGGTCCTCGCTTGTGAGAGCCTCGATGACTCTGTTTCTGAGCACCTTCCCCATCCTCTTCACTCCCTTGAGACACTCGCCACAGGCTGCCTCTTCCAGACTCCCGCACTCTGAGATGATATTGTCCACCATCTCGTCACCCACACCGGGGATGGTACGGAGCATGTCGACCCTCACATCGTTGCTAGATACTCTCTTAATCGCTTGAGCACCATGCCTGCTTGCGCTCTTGTAGGTCTTTTGATGCAAGCCTACCATGAAGTACGACGCTTCCATGAGGTCGGGGGCTCGGTAGGTCAGACAACCGAAGTCGGCTGCTATGCGTGCCAGCCCCCCTGATACTTGCTTGACCGCTGCGCTGTAATTGGTGGTGCCACCACGTGCTTTCACCTGCTTGACGTATGCACCCACATCACCCCACACTAGGATGCCGAATTGCGGTACGTTCGCGTCGAGGTTATCCAACTGCCTCATGATGTGTCCAGACCGGAGAGACTCTAGGAAGTCACTGATGGTCTTCGCTTCTATGTGCCATTGGCCACACAGGTAATCACCCACAATGAGATGCTCTCTCTTGGTCGGCACAGGTGGTTTCTTTTCCATGGCCTTGCGAATTATCGAGTCAGGCAAAGCCCCTCTCTCATTACTGTCGATTATCAGAGGCTTCATAGTGACCCCGTCCCATCCCACAACTGGCACCTGCCTAGGCAGAGACCACCAGACTCCAGAGATGCACAGTGCTGGTTGTATCCCCCATTGACTATGGTAGATACGTGGTATCGTGTCACTCCCTCATCGTAGTCTGCCCACTGTAATGTGTGGAGATAGTGGGATATCAATTCAGCATGCTCATTGCGAGCCTCTGGTGTGGTCCTCTCTACTGGCAGGAAGTTCCTGAGTCTGGATGCTAGGTAAATCACCAGTGACTTGCGTGCATCGTGTGGGGGGTTGCTCCCTACTTGACATGCAGCCTCTACTAGGCACGGCAGTATCTTGATGCCATTCATCTCTACCGTGTCGAACTCCAACGCTGGCCCGGAGGAGGTGAAACGTGTGTTCTTGACTTGCTCGATGGGTAGGTCTACCCCATTGATGCCGTACATGTACTGTCCTCGTCGATGACGCTCTGCTCTCTCACAGATGTCATCCCAAGACCACTCGAGTAGTTCCTCGCTCTTCAGTGGTATGCTCCAACGGCCAACGTGTTGCTTGGCGTTGTAGGAATTGGGTATGCGTATGAGTCTGGCCATGTCGAAGGGTACTGTGGGGTCCATGCAGGTCAAGTCCAAGGCATCCTTCCAACTGTTGATGACCTTCTTGCCTGCTGCTTTGATGAGTGAGACCTCGCTCCCCGTGGAAGGGCGATGGGTCTTGGAGAGTTTAATCCAGATGTGGAAACCATTGCCGCTGAACCATACAGCGTGATGCACGTCCTTGTCCATGAGCATCTGGTGTGCCCTCCTGACTTGGTTGAGAACCTCGTCACCAGACACGTCGATTACCAGACCTGCCTTCCTCGCTTTCCTGTCGAAGTCCAACACGAAGTGTCGAACGATGGCAGTGTTGTACTCCCCCCTCTTTCCACTGGGCTTCACTGCCCTGAACCCATACACACTCGTGTAGGCACATTGACTGTTGCGTAATGAGGACCAGTAGGTTTCCAACTCCTTTGGAGTATGCACTACCTTCCTGAACAGACCAGCCTCTCGGGGGAAGTCAAATTCTATGATGTTCATTGTCTACCACCTAGTTTGAATTCTTGACAAGCACTCACACATGCGAAGTACAGTTCGTTGACTGTCGTAGGGCTGAGGTCCTTTGGTATCCTAATGTCCAAGGAATCCCCAATCGGCACTGGGTCTATCAGTAGTCCTTTGGGGATATCGTCAGAGAAGTGCATGAATACATTGTCATTCTTGAACCTCTTTCTCAAAGAGACTACCATCGCTTGCCGCAATTGGTCTTTAGCCTCCCACCTGATTTCTTCTAACGCGGTGAGTAAGTCTTCGTCCATCACATCCACCCGAATATTTTCAACGCTATCAGTGAAGACAGTATGATGTTCACTACTGCTGCTATCGTTCGCCAGAAGGCCAACTCTGCGAAGTGTTTCTGACTCCAGTGCTCTAACTCATCACTCATGCTTCCACCTTAAACTTCGGACAGAGGTCCATGTAATCACAGTAGGAACACTTGAAGTCGTCCTTAGTGACAGGGAACTCTTGGTCCACGTACATGCGTAGCAGTTTGTTCAACGATGTCTGCATAGCACGCTCACTCACTCTCTTCACTGGCTCGTAGTCAAGCCTGTCTGCGGCGCTGTACCGCCAGCCCCAGTGAGTGACAATCTTGTCATTGAGCCCTGCCGCTTTCAATTCGTCTTCGGTAGACAGTTCGATGAGCATCTTGTAGTATGCCATCTCCATTCTCATGGCAGACAGTTTCCTTGGGTGCCACTTCCCTGTCTTCAACTCCATCAAGGCCAGACCGTTCTCACCTTCACTGAAAATTCGGTCAATGATACCTACTAGTTGCACTTTTACTTCCCTGTCATCTACGTGGAATGTGGCTCTCGGTGAGAGTTTCACCTCGTTTGCTACAGGCAAGAAATGCTCTGCCTCGGTGAGAGACAGCCTGAGTATCTCATTCCGAAGCAACCACGTGATGTTATGGTCATACTCCAACTCATAGAAGGGCTCGTCCTTTGAGGAATCCCTTCTCATACCAATGACCTCGTCACGGCTAGGGAGATACGTCTTGAGTTGCTCCATCACCAAGCGGTCTTTCCCCTCCTCTGCCGCTTCTTTCAGCAGTGGGATATTGTCAGCATCTATGTTGTCATAGAATGCTTCCATGCTCTGATGTACGTCGTCACCTATCACTAGGTAATCGTGCTGCAGTTGCGGAACCTCATGAGTCTTTGACAACCACAGTTGCTTAGGGCACCACTTACTAGCGGTGAGTGTGGATTTACTTACTCTGATTATGATGTCTTCCTCTCCCATCTTGGGTGCCCAAGCATAGGATGATTGGTCATCATAGACCAGAGTCAAACCCATTACTCCTCACCACCCTCAAGTGCTACTATGAGAAGCGCGAGGTAACCGATGAGGTCATGATAGATGTCGAGGTCTGTCTCGATACCCTCACTACCACGTGCCAGTCGAGATAACTTGTCATCTATCCGTATCCTAATCATGTCAGCAGCGTCATTCCCACCCTTGTAGAATAATCTCATCGGGTCGAGAGCGCTATCGCCATACTTCTCGTTCTTCTCACGAAGCAGGTGAGCCACCCGCCATAGCACAGCGTCAGTGGGTATTTGCTGTTCTTCTGACACCGAACTCCTCCAAGGTGGTCTGTCTTCCATTGCTGGGGAGGAACTCCCACAGCGTCGTTTGCCTCATTTGTTTTGTCTTTGCATCTTCCATTTTTTCACCACCACCCGTAAGCCTTGGGAGTAGGTGCACCTAGTGCTCCGTCCAAGTCCCAAGAAAGGGTAGAATAGATACTGTCCAACTTGGTCTTTAGCATTTTCTTCAAAATCATATCTGAATCCAATGTGAGACCCTCCAAATCCTCTGGTTCACGATAGGCTGCGATGCCCGGTCCCTCTTTGACGTAAGTCCATGGGACCGAGTCGCCTTTGCCAAATTTCTCGTCGAATTTATCATTGTAAAAAGAGGCTGCTTTGGATGCACCACTGAGCACCTTGTAGTCTTTCAGGTCCATGCTCAGTCTGGTCTTCATCGACACATCCTCTAATTGAACGTCGCCTTTTCTGACACTCATGGCGATGGGGTACACGAACTCTTGAACAGCGTCTTCATTAGCACCATCACATATCAACTCGAACACTCCCTTCTGTATCTTCTTGGACAATGGTGCGGTGTTCGATGCTTTCATGCCGAAACCTGCCACCTTGAGTTTGCCTTCGTCTTCCTCAGGCCATGCCACTTTGCCAACATATCTGTTCTTCTTAGTGAGTAGCCAGTAGGGCATCCATGCTTCCAGTTCAGCGAAGAGCATGCTGTTTCCTGTTTCCTTCTGCACTGCTACTGTTATCTTATCAGAGAGTTTGTGTGCCTCTTCGACATTGGGGACCTTGACGAACGCTGAGTCCGTGTGTCCATAGAGGCACTCGTATCCGTAGGTGGTGGCCACGCTATCTAGGAGGCGGATGCAACGCCTGCCCTCCTGAGTGATAGTGTGTGCGATGTCACCATCAGCCCACCCGTAGCCGATGTGAGCGCACATACCATAGAGGCTGGCCATCACTCTCTTGACTGCCATCTGTGTGGTGTTCCATGCCGCTCTCTCCTCTGGAGTCTCGGCGTCTCGCATGCGTTGCTTGCATGTGTCACGGTACTCGAAGAGATACTGCACCACAGAGGGCAGCAATCCTTGCTCCGACTGGTCCCAGTACGAACCATTCTCCAACTGGACGATGTTCTCACCGGGCCCGTCTCTCTTCGTCTCGTATGACAGGTTGCTGCCTAGAATTATCGAGGGGTACAGGCCCTTGTAGTCTATGACACCCACCCCCTCATGAAGACCTGTCACACAGTTGAGACCTACCTCGGCCCCCTTGAGTTTGTCAATGTCACCCGCCTTGAATCGAGTGTGTGCCTTCTTGTCAGTCCTTCGAGACAGTAGCCCTCGAGCGAAGTTAGTGACATTGCAGGCTGATGGGAGGGAGACTCCGCACAGTCTGACCATCTCTACGTAGAAGTCAGTCACGTTCCGTGCTTCGTCTATGCCTCGCAGCAAATGAGTGTCAAGCAGACAGTAATCTACGAAGTCATCCCAATACTCGTACCATCCGTTGAAGACGTCCATCCCCTCTATGTCCTCAGTGAGTTTGGAGCCCAAGCCCACAGTCTCAGCGATGTCATTCAGTTTGAGCGATGGTAGTTGTCCACCGCCACTGTCTTTCCATACACGCTCGAAGCCAGTGCCAGTGACAGCCTGCGCTGCCGTGTCGAACTGCCACCTACCCACTATGGGTTGGTCGGTGGGGTCATACCTATCTTTCCCTCTCTTCATCTTACGTATCTGTCCCACTGGGCTGAGCCTTTGGGGGTTGGGTATCCTCTCTATCAAGTGAGGTATGTCGAAGAAGGAACCTGCGTGTGCTATCAGCATGTCAGGGTCACGTTCCTGTAGGAACTCAACGAATCCCTCATGGAGTTCAGACTCTGAAACGTACAACCTTAGTTCGTAGGACACATCACGCACTTTACGATAGTGCCAGCCTCGCTGGCCATTACTCTCTTGTATGTTATCGTAAGAGCAGTTGGTCCGCTCGTCTGCCCATGCGAATACCACTGGCGTGTCTAGGTCGCTGTCTATCACAGCGATGATGGTAGTGAAGCCCTCTTCGGGGTCTGCTTCTATGTCAAACCACCACTTGCGTGGCTTCCACTCTGGCATGACAGGTACGTTGTCTATCAACCACCTGTCTGTGAATCTGATGTCAGCCTCGTAGGTCTTGTCAAACTCCCTCCTCATGCTGATGATATCGAAAGGGGACTCAGCCTCGACCTTGACGAGTGGAGTGCCGTCCAACCCCACTGATGTCTCATCTGTGATGACAGTGCCCGGATATCTGACTAGCAGCCTGCGCTTTCGGAACTCTCCTACGTTAGCAGGAATCCAGAAGTAAGGCTTGTAGTTCCTGACATTGTCCTCTATCAGAGTCCCGTCAGCATCACGATGTCGTGTATAGATGATGGGATTCTCACCATTCTCGTAGTAGTCATCCACAATCATCTCATTCACCTCTCTTGTCCATCACCAGTAGTAGGTGGTCCTTCTCAGTGTGACGGAATATGCACACGAAATCATTGGCAGTGTAAAGTTCTACCGAGCCAGCAGGTATCATATGCAGCACTTGAGGCAACCAAGACCCGTAGTGGGACTTAGCCTCAGGACCGTCACAATCTTCCACGTCTACACAGATGGACATCGACGCACTGCCACGTGCTCCCGCTGCGAACTCGACATGCTCCTCATTGGGGTCGAACTTCATCGTGACGGGGGTGTCTTTACCAATCACCTTCTCTACTGACTTCAGTTGAGTCAAGTCAGCCACTTGCAGTCTCCCATAGCACGTGAGTGCCTTGCCTGCCCATGACTTCCAGTTGCTGTTCTCTGCATCTGTCACCAACGCCATGGCTTTGGTCACATTCTTGTGTGAGGCTACATAATCTGTGGTAGGCAGGGTCAGTTCGGTCTTGCCTGATATGACCCTCAAGGTGCTGTTCTTAGGCTGCCACAGACTCACTAGTGCATCTTGTGGTAGCGTCTTGACGAACGTCAGCAGTTTAGCCAAGTCGGCTATGACTATGTCACCAGCGTCATCCACAGTGGCACTGATTCTCGTGTGCAGCATGTGTGTGGGGAGGGCGACCGTCCCAGACAGCGACATCTGTGCTGCCTTGAGACGTAGGTCACCCACTCCCGGTCCGAATCCTGTCAAGAATGAGATAAGGCCAGCCTTGCCGAGACTCACTCGGGTGATTCTCTCACCCCTTTAGAGCAGTCCCCCAATTCTGGCGCGGCCTCGCATGCGTCGTGTATAAGAACTTTTCGGTCTTCGTCATATTGGCTCTCTAGCAAGCAATCGCACATCACCGGGTCGAAGTCCTTCCCATGGAGAGTGTCAACTATCCTCATTAGCACTCCTAGGCCATCACAGCGCTTACAGGTATTTGCAGGAATAATGAGTTTTCGTGACACTCACTCACCCTTCAATTCGGGCAATCCGTTCCATTTGTGATTCTTGTCCTCATAGGTCGTCATGACCAATCTGGTCTTGTTCAGAAGGTCTGGCCGACTGCGAGATTTGGTGAAAGTGGCCTCATAGCGTGTTTCGCCTGTTAGGCGGCCTTCGTCATCTCGCACGGATGTGGATTGCATCTCCAAGACGGTATGTAGGTAGTTAGCGGTCTGCTTCTCCCATCGAGGCTTCCTGTTGCCCGTCATGGTGCCTTCCTTGGTCTGTTCGTAGTTCCAGTGCGTCTCATAGTAGACATTGACGCCATGTCGGGTCAATTCCCTACAGAGGGAAGTCAGTTGGTGGAATCGCGTGCTGCGTATCTGCCAATTGAACCTCATCCCTACTTTCTCGTGAGGACTGATTTTAGCCCCTATTCCGTCTGGGGCTGTCCCTAAGTCCTCAATGAACATACAGGCACTGGCTACTGAGTCCCAGAGGTCCACAGCGGTCACTAGGACAGTGTGTAAGCGCTCTCCTTCGTACTTAGAGTCATTCTGAGCCTGAGCCCATTCCAAGGCCCTCCTGCCTATTGCCATCACCTTGTCGTGAGTGGCAGGATAGTTGTACGCCGTTCTGGCCTCTCCTTCCATTACCCACGGATTCTGGCATTTGAACTCAGAGCGCCTATCTTGGTAGAAGGCATCACGGAGTTTTGCACCACCACCATCGAAGTCAATTACTAAGCAAGAATGGCCTTTAGGGATACTGTCGAAGACTACTGCGGTTTTGCAGGTTCCGTCATCCCCCACCACTCCGCCGAACTCACCTGTGATGGGCGCTATTTCCTCAGCGAACCACTCAGTTTCCTTTGGTTTCTGCTGCATGGGCTTTTCCGTTTTCGGGGTCATGGGAGTCTTAGCGACGTTATGAAGAGCCTCTTGGACACCTTCGTTCAAGGACTTCTCCTTTTCCTTCAATGCTTTGAAACCGCTCATTGCTCACCACCGCCGAACTGGTCTAGGCTCGTGTCGCCGCCTTCACCGGCTGGGATTGCCAGTCGAGGAGGCACGAAGATACCCATGGCCTTCATAGCAGGAACTTGCCCTTCATCAGTGGCTCTTACGCCGAGCCTGCCGAAGATGTAGACTGTGGACTTTATTGCGTAGGGTTTCCACCCCTCACGGCCCTCATAGTCGAATGCGTGGCACTCATCACCGAGGAAACCATGCACTCTGACAGTGATTTCCTTCCTCCACATCTCATTGGCGAATTCTCTTTGTAGTTGGAAGGAGGACACTCTCATACTGAAATCCTTTCCGTATGGGTCGTATTCAGTCTCATATCCGGTCCTGTTTATGTCAGTGACCTTTCCCTTGATGCAAACAAGAGGGCCAACGGGGGTGTCATAGCCAGATACCTTCTCAGATTGGTTCTGGTAGACTTCCATCAGTTCAGTCAAATCAGCGACGTAGGAATCCATGCCGCCCATGAGAATTTCTCCCTTGAGGTATTGCCTGTCGCTTTCTGCTACGAAATCATCTGTATAGACTACATTGGCGAAGAAATTGTTAGCGGCGCGATAGGAGTCCTCCCATCCCTCAGTGACAGTACCTTGGGGGCGTAGTTGTATCTTACAGGCCTGTCCTATCCTGACAGCCTTGGATACGTCCTCTTCGGTCGCTCCTCCTACGTCAATGCGTATGGCTTGCATGTCATCGGCGTACATCTCAGGCTCGTTCCCGTAGAACCTGTAGGTCCTGCTGAACAGAGACGGTGCGATTGGCTCTCCATGTCGTGCCCAGTCAGGGTTGCTTTGCAGCAAACAGAGAGTCATCCCACTGTCCCTCACTAGGAACCATGGGTCTTCACCCTCTACGAACCTCTCTTGTGTGGAGGCTACTATGCCATTGGCCTTCTCAAGCATCCACACACCACCCTCTACGAAGGCACGTGCTATCTTACCGCCGTTGATGGCGTTAGTGAGGTCCTTTCTGGCCTCTGACAGTGCCTGCTCTCGAATGTTGGCTCTCTTGTCGCGTATCTTTGGCTCGATGGCTATGAAGCAGCCTACCCACTCGACGGTGCTACCACCGGGAGCCTGCATGACCCTTCTCTCAACGACGAACGTCTCTGCTGCGTCAACGAGGAAGTCCTCGTCCTCTTCGTTTGGGTTGACGATGCCGAGATGCTCCTCGATGTAGTCGAGGTACTGCTTTGCGGCCTCATCTTCTGACACGCTGTGTTGCTCAGCATACCATCGCAATCTTTCTTTCACTTCTTCTGGTAATTCATTATCACTCATTTTCTTCACTCTTCCTTATCCCACAAGGAAGCGAGACTACCCACGAACCAATCAACAAACCCCTCGTAGCCGAGGGGCCATTGATGGGCGGCCAGCACTGCATCTCCCCAGATGCGGGAATAGTGATGGAACCTAGCAGGCTCCATATCAAGTTGTCGCACTCTATCGTGCAACCTATTTAACATTGAAATGGTAGAGACTCCGGTTAGTATGAGTAGTTCCTTTCTCAGACTCTCCCAATCGCCTCCAACGATGGATAATGAGGGGTTTGCGTAGGTTTGTGCAGTGCTCCCTGCTATGGCAATCAGATTGTCCACACTAGTCGCTCTCTGCATGGCTCTGCTGATTTCCCTGAGGTCACCGTTCCATGCGGCTGCCACTATGGCTGAGTGCTCTGTGGTGAGGTTAGGGAACCTTGTTTGCAGTAGAGTCAGTACCTCTTCTGCATTGTATGGTCTGAAGTTGAATGCCAGACAGCGTGACTTCAATGCGCCTGTGATGTTCGCGTAGTCGTTCGCTGTCAGTATGAAGAGAGCATGGCCAGTCTCTATGATGCGCCTGAGAGCGTCCTGTGCTTGCTTGGTGAGGCCGTCAGCCTCATCGAGCAGAATGATTGTGTGGTCGCTGTAGCCTCTTTGTGTGGCTACTTCCTTCACTCTGTTGCGTATGAAATCTATACCACGCTCATCAGAGGCGTTGAACTCGTGTATGTCAGCCCCTACGTGACTGGCAATGGCGTGGGCAGTGGTCGTCTTGCCTGTTCCGGGTGGGCCGTGCAATAGCAAATCTGGGAGGTTGCCCTCAGAGAGCATCTCTTTGATTGCACTGAGGGGATGTTCTGCATCGTGAATCATGTCTTCTAACTTCATGGAACCCGGCCTCGGGCGAAACAGGGCTATAAACATTCGCAAGAATATTGTTTTCTTGCATAGTTCTCTTAATAAGAATCCATTCTATGAATCAGGTCGAGCATCTCTTCATGCCCTATCTTTCTCGCAGTTGTGCTTTCCATGGTCAGTTTCAACTTCTCTAGGTTGTCCCTGTCCTTGACAGCCTCCCACACAGGCTCTAGTATCCTCAGTAGCGTTCTGATTTGCTTCACGTCGCGTAGGACTCTCCCATACACTCCTTGTGTCGATAGCCACATGTTGAGCGCTGGCTCATCCTCCATACTAGTGTAGACCTTGCGATGTATGGTGTAGCCTATCTTGTTCTTAGGAGAGAAGTGCACACTCGCTTGGAAGCGGGCGTCTCGCGCCAGCCAACCTAGAAAGAAATCATCGCTCTTGTCCATGTCCATCAATACTCCACAAATCGCCATACTGCATGACGTCATTCATTCCCTTGTCTGTTGCAAGTGATACTAGATATGCACCCTCCACATTGCCCTCTCTGCATCTGAGGGCGTGGAACGAACCCACTAGAGGGGGCTCCAACTCTGTCCACACGAACCTCTTGACCCCGTCTCTGAGGATGGGATTGTCAGGCATGCTGGTTTTCTTGATGTTAGCGTAGCCCACATGGATTGGGTCGAAGCCGTCCATCGCCTCTATCTTCATACTGGCCCATATACCATCCGATTTCGTCTTGGCTTGAGTGATAAGGAGCGGGAGTTCATATACTCTGCGAGGCAGTATGAACCCGCCTTTGTGTTGGCTGTGAATGTGTGGTCTACCACCGTCAATCAGTTTGAGCACTTCTCCCTCCTCCAGCGACTCACACAACTGACGGAGGTGCTGTGCGTCCTTGATTCTCTTCGGTGCTATGGCTCTATGAGAGTAATCACTGAGCCAGATGTCAGGCTCGTCGTCGGTGTAGACCCATTCGATGACGTCCCCATCCTCACCCACCAAGGCCACGCAGTCGCCATCATAGACTATGTTAGCCATGCCACGCACCTGCTCTCCTTGACTGTCGTAGAGGAAGACCTCTCCCTGTACCTTATGCGCGTAGTATCTTGAGCCACGCACGATGTCATAATAGGTCTCCTCGAACGGGACACTCCAATAACGCCATGCTGCAAACGACGGAGCCTTGAAGGGGTGGCCGGGTTCGATTGCGAAGTTCTCTGACAGAGTGCCCTCCAGTGCTCTGGTGAGAACTGTCTCGAGCGTCTCTACTGAGAGAGCGCTGGTCAGTCTCTCTGGTGAGTACCCAGTCCCGTGCGCTATGGCTCTCATGAGCCTCTTGCGGGGGACCATGGGTGCCTCTCCAAGGGCTCTTCTCCACACGCACTCCGCTGATATCTTGTCCATCCTATCCATAATGACCTTGATGTCCACGCCCTCTGATATCGTCTTCACTGCGCTTAGCGCCTCTGGTATCGTCATGCTGACATCACACTCGTCGGGCGACTCAGATACGAGGCTGGGAACTAGGGGTGTCCCTTCCAGCAACTCGAACTCCTCAGGGAATATGGCATAACTGCGGTGCAAGGCACTCATTATGCTCTCCACGCGCACGAGCGCGGGCCCGTACAAGAGAGTGCAGAAGTCATGTATGCTGTCTTGATGCGAGAGCAGGAAGGAATGCAAGAGACCCTCCTGCTCTCTAGGGTTGCCGTGGGCTGTCTTGACTGCCGCTATCATGTTAGCCGCTTCATCCAACCTCATGGACTGACCAGAAAGTGACTAGTCTATCAATTAATTGGTGAAACCACATATGTGTAGAACGAGCCTCTACTGGGCTTGTACGTCTTCACAGCCGTGACCCACTCGGGCCCCTCGTCTGCTGCTTGCTTGAATATATTCGTGTGTGCGATGGTATGGCTGAACCCGAGCCCCTTCCTGATGTCTCTCGCTAGATACTCTCCCGGTCCTGATTGTTCGAGCCAGTCCAGAATAACTTGCTTCAATTCTTCTTTATTGATAGAGGCCTTTTCCACGTAATGTGACTTCAAAGCCCATACCATCATGTCATAGCGCCCAGACAGCGCTCCTTGCTTTCTCACAGTCCCCACTTGTTTGATGTCCTTGTCCTTAGATAGGATATTACCTAGTTGTTGCATGGTGACTCCCCACCTGCTAGTCTCATTGATGTGGTCGTAGATTTTACCAGTCTCAGAACCCTCGTGGTCCATTAGGTACCTCTTGACCTTCTCTCTTATCCTGACGGTCCTCATTCTTCCTCACCTGCCTCTCGCTCGACAAAGAGGCAGTACGTCCCACGCATGTGGGGTGGCACTACGTGGTCTCCTAGACTAGAGCCTAGGTGCTGGGCGTTCAGTTTGTCCATAAACCCCTCATCCACGCACTCTACTATCTGCTCGGGTGACATCACTCTCGCTGAGAATATCCTCCCTTCCTCATCTGCATAATTCCACGTGTAGAAATTGACCTCTCCAGCCACTAGGTAATAATCATCGGGAGAGAGGTACACGGTTTCTCCACAGTTGCAAACCACACCTACTACCCACCTGTCGTGAGAGTTGGTATGTCCTTCGTCGTCCACGTAATTGGTCTGACCTTGGATGGACCACACGCTGTTCTCGAGCGGCATGTTCACTACGCGCTCCTCGTTGCAGTGAGGGCACATCCATGACTCTGCTTCTTGCTGCATGACTTGAGCCGCTTCGAGGGGGTCGTCAGGTATCACCTTCACGTTCTCCTCATCCAGTTCCCACTCAAGCACGTCTAGTACCTGCTTGACTCTGCCTACGGCGTCCTCTGCTCTCTCTGTGCGAGTGAGGAGGGCGAGAGTGGCATCCCCCGTCCTGCGGAATGCCATCTCTCCCTCCATCCAGTCCTGATTCACTTCAAGGCTGTCCAATACGTTCTTTGTCCATTCTATGTCCTGTTCTCTGGGTTCCCAATCCATATCAGTCCCCTCTATATGGTCTTCTTATAACACTCTCGCAGGTATAACAGGGTATCAGGACATAGTCCTTAGTTGCGACGCACGTAGCCTCTGGGTCGTGCTGTTCATAGCATTCAGGGCACCGAAACGTGTGGTCCCACCAGAACCGACCTTCGTGCTCTATTTTGTTCAACTCGCAGATTGTAGTGATTATGTCACGTCTATCTTTCGAGGTCACAGCAGTCGCTGCCATACCGGGCTGGAACTGCCATACTGTCATCGTCATTCCTCTTCCTCCAAGAACACGTTCAGTGACATTCCCTCAGGGGTTCGTATCGGATATGGGTTCTCTGCTTGCTTCACAGCATATACTCCACATCGCTTACATCGTAGGGTCAACGTGAAGACCTTGGTAAGGTCGCTCTCCACATTCCGCAGTATCCACTCATGACCTTGCACATTGCAGTCCATCAGATTGGACATCATGTTCTTCTGGCCTTCCAGAAACTGGGCTTTCTCTAGTAATTCTCTCGTTTGTAATTCAATCTCGTTCATTTTATCTGTTATTGTTCTCATTTCCTCTTCCTCCTTTCCATATTCCTATGGTATCTTTCCCATGTCATTCCTTCATCCTGCTTGAGCCAGTCCCAAAATCGCCTCAACAACTTCCTCATTCCTCCTCACCATATCCCCACGCTTTCAAATCCTCTTTGGTCCAAGGCGTCCTCATTCTCACTATGTCGCCTACCATTTGCCCTACACACCTAGGGCAGACCATACCATACTCTGTGCTCTGCAGTGTGATTACTCCCTCATCATCACTGCCGCCTTCTCTGTAGCAAACCACACACTCCATATGCTCACCCGTTCCACCAATGTGGTGCAGGAGTCCCCTTCTCCCACTTGGCAAAGGTCTTGCTGTGGTAGTAGGCTCGGTATGCTTTGACTGCATCATCATCACGATACTCGTCAGGCATGGCCAGTGCGAATGGCGTTCTTTTGCCAGCACCTACCCAGTCCATGCCCAGATGCCATAGTTGAGAGATGGGGTCAGCACACGCATGCTCCTTGCCGAAGCGTGATGTGTACTCAACACACAGTGCTATAGCATGGTCGGCCAACCACGAGAAGTTACCGAAGGTATCTCCCGCCCAGACGGTACATGGGTGATTTGCATAGCCTCCCCTGTACGGCTTTCCGGCCTTGGTCAGTGGCATGACATCATCAGTAGCACCATACCTACGCACGGCTGACGCCATCATCTGTGCTGACTCGACAACCATCTTCGGTATGTGCTTGTCGCACATCATCTCTGCTGCTCTGATGGGGTTCTCATCTAGTACGAAGATGTTCATTCTATCCACTCCCCGTCATCTCCCTCTAATCGCCTAATCTCACTGAAAAGTGCTTCTACTTGCTTACGCAACCGCTTGACTTCTGCAACCAATTCACCCATGTCCTCTAGTGCATCCTCAAGCCTCTTGACGGTCTCCTGATGGTAAGAGGGGTGGTTAGTCATCAAGTCCTGCACGTTGGCCAATGCCTCGTACAAGTTCTGCTCGCACTTGGTCAGTGGCACACCATCTCCTGTGTCAACCAGTTCCAATCTGTCTGCATCAATCATTCGCTCGCCTCCAGATAGTGGGACAAGAACAGTCCGTTGTACGCATGCACTGTCTCGACTATTTGCTTACTAGCCTCTGCCTTTGGTGCCTCTGCCTTGCCGTTCTTTCGCAACCGCTTCCTCGCCTTCTTGATTTCTGGCATCAACGTGTTTCTCCTATGTTGCTCCAACCACATCACCTTGATGCATTCCTCACACAGTTTGCCGTCTTTCATATCAGCCTCGTGGTCGATTGGCGCACCACATAGGGTTGCTCCTTGTCCGGCGTATGAGAAGCAAATCATCGTTTCACCTTGTAATCCACATGGTCCTTGGGCAACTTGTGCCTGCGTCTGTCCATCATGTTCACCACGAGGCCCACTACGTTCGCAGCGGCCTTGTCGAACCTCTTGATGGCATGGACATCGCTGCCCATGCGTCTCTTGATTTCGCTCAAGTCCACCTCATTCACCAAGCATTCGAGTATGTGATACTCTGCATGGCTTATGCTTTCTGCTCTTCCTAAGTTTTGTCTCATCATTTTCTTCTCTCCTTCAGTAGTGAATCAGCGACAAGTTGTGCAATCCTCGTCTTGTCGTCATCTGTGCCATCCAGCGCGGCCTTCACCACAGCCGCCTTCTCACTTACGACCTTGTCGAAGTGCATGTCTACGGTGTCCTTTGCACTTAGGACTACCTTGTGGCAGACGGAACTCTCCTGCGTCAGTCTCCTGACACGAGCCGCCGCCTGCTTTTCGTGTGCTGGTACCCACTGTCTCTCTACGAACAGAGTGGTATCAGCAGTGTCTAGGTTCACACCTTCCTTCATCGCTAACGTGCTGCAAATCAGAAATGTCACTTGGCCTTCTTGGAAATCTGCGATGATGGTCTGTCTCTGCTTGTCTTGAGTAGAACCCGCGATGAAGCGCACTTCGTGGGGAGTGGCATGGAGCCTCGTTGCGATTCTCTCCACCACATTAATATGATGTGCGAATATCACCAATGGCTTACCAGTCTGCTCATGGTAATCAATCGCCCACTTCACTGCGACATCAACCTTAGCGTCACCGGCAGCGTGCCTCAACTCCGTCAGTATGTTCAACAGTAGACCGGGTGGTATGGAACCAGAGCCAGTCGTCCTGTGATACTCCAGTTGGTCCATGCAGGTGTTGTAGGCCTCGTCGTACTGAGTCCTGTCCACCTCCACCTCCAGCACCGTCTCGAGCAGGTCAGGCATCTGGCTGCTCAGTCTGGGGTCATCCATCGTCCTTCGTAGCATCACGTCCTTGAGCAGGTGATTCAAAGGCACTGTGACCCCATCATCACTCGTCTCTATGTTGCTCGCACCTCCGAAGTCCCAACCATATCCGTTATGGATTGCTGCACAGTATTTCTTACCGAACAGGAAGTAGTCTGGGAACGTGCTCGGCTTGAGCATATTCAGTGTCGTGAATATCTCCTCTGGCCTGTTCAGGATTGGAGTACCCGACATGGCTATGATGCCCTGCACAGTAGGCCACTTGGCTAGGCGCTTGGCTGCCTTGGTCCTCTCGGCCTTCTGGCTCTTCAAATTGTGACACTCGTCGAATACCACGCAATCGTAATCATCCTCGCATAGCGCATCCAATCTGTGTTGCAGCAAATCATAGTTGATGATGGTGACGTCTCCTGTCTCGTAATCTCCCGACCTGCCGTAGACGACAGAAGGAGTGAGTTCGGTCCACTTCTCTACCTCATTGGCCCAGTTCACCTTGACCACAGCAGGGCAGACTATCAGTATCCTCTGGTACTGCCCTGCCAAGACGCAAAGCAGGGCCTGCAATGACTTGCCTAGTCCCATCTCGTCTCCTAGCAGTAACCTGTTCTGCCCTCCAGTGGCGAACATCTGAGGGGCTGCCCACTGGTATGGGCGTACCTCCTCAGCGTTCTTGATGTTGGGTAGCCACATCGGCTCTGCCTCCACAGCGCTGCTCAGTAGCACTCTCTCGGCCATATGGCCATGTGCCTCCTTCACCTCTGGTATCTCCAAGATTGCGTCGTGCAACTGCTTGTAGTGGGGCTTGACTGCTGCGGCCACATCGACTCCGGCAATCAGTGGTATCACCCACTCCTTGCTCTTCTTGTCGAACTTGGCCTGCCCACAGGACTTGACTGCCGTGTTGATGTCTGCGTAGTTCGGCTTGTACGGCCATCGCATCCTGAGTTTGTCAGGTGGGCGATACTCCACACTCACCTCCTTCTCCACTGGAGCATCCTCAGCATCCAGTCCGGGGAAGTCGTAGCCGAAGGACAGAAGTATGTCCAGAGCGTTGGTCAGGTCTGAGGGGTTGTCTCTCACAGACCACTTCTTCCGCTCTCCGTCCTCC